AGCCAACGCCTGACTTATATGCTAATATGCTAAATCAAGTTGGTAGAGAGTTTGGCAACGCTATGATGGTTGTTGAGAATAACTCTATTGGCTACACTGTGATTGATAAACTTATAGAGTATGGTTATCCTAACCTTTATTACTCAATAAAATCAACGCATGAATATATAGATCAGCATCTAGGGGAACATAGAAGCGGTGCAATAGCCGGTTTTTCTACAACAACTAAGACTAGACCCTTGATTGTGGCCAAGTTAGAAGAGTTTATAAGAAACAAACTAATTAAAACGTATTCATCTCGTTTAGCAAATGAATTTAGAACATTTATTTGGAATAATGGGAAGCCCCAAGCAATGCGAGGATATAATGATGATTTAGTAATGGCTCTTGCGATTTGTTGCTGGGTCCGAGACACAGCGATACAATCAAGCTCGCGCGAACTAAATTATCAAAAAGCTTTTGTTGATGCTATTATGACTTCTAGAACAACGTTGAATACCCAGATAAAGGGGCAAATTGGCTACACAGGTGAAGACAATACTAGTAAAATGAATGAAGCAAAAAAACTATATTCCCAATATATGTGGATAATTAAGTGAGAAAATAAATGGCATCAAGAAACCCGAAACAAGGCAAGAACCCAGCAAATAGAGAATCACAATTATTTAGATCTCTTACGCGGCTGTTTTCTGGTCCTATTATAAGCTATCGCTCTGAGTCTGGTCGTAAAATACGTCGTCAGCATCTTGATAAGTATTCTACCAGATTTAAGTCTGCATCAGGGCAGCAATTTAAAAAACAATCCTACAACCCTCTTGATACAATTGCAGCAAATGCAATTGGTAATCAGCGTAGGTCAGAGCGATATATCGATTTTGATCAGATGGAGTACATGCCCGAGTTGGCTTCTGCCCTAGACATATACGCTGATGAAATGACAACCTTCTCGGCACTATCTCCAATGTTAAATATTAAGTGTCGAAATGATGAGATAAAAGCGGTTCTCAATATACTTTACCATAACGTAATGAATGTTGAACACAATCTTTTTGGTTGGTGCAGAACGATGTGTAAGTATGGAGATTTTATTTTATATCTTGATATTGATGACCAAATGGGTATTCAATCTGCTATAGCCTTGCCACTAAGAGAAGTTGAAAGATTAGAGGGGATGGATGCAACAAACCCCAACTACATTCAGTATCAGTGGAACTCTGCTGGAATGACATTTGAAAACTGGCAGGTTGCCCACTTCCGCATTCTTGGCAACGATAAGTATTCGCCATATGGCACTTCTGTTCTTGAGCCTGCCCGTCGTATCTGGCGCCAGCTTACATTGATGGAAGACGCAATGATGGCCTACCGTATTGTTCGCTCGTCAGAGCGGAAGGTATTTAAAATTGATGTGGGTGCTATTCCTCCTCAAGAAGTTGAACAATACATGCAAAAGATTGTCACCCAGTTGAAGCGCCACACAATTGTGGACAAGGATACTGGACGTATTGATCTTCGGTATAATCCACTCTCTATCGAAGAGGACTACTATATTCCTGTTCGTGCTGGTTCTGTAACTGATATTCAGAACCTTGGTGCAGGACAGAACACTACTGCGATTGATGACATCAAGTATCTCCGCGATAAATTATTTTCAGCTATTAAGATTCCACAAACATATTTGACTATGGGTGAGGGAGCACAGGAAGATAAGACCACACTCGCAACAAAAGATATACGATTTGCACGTACTATTCAGCGTCTCCAACGCTCAGTCCTACATGAGTTAGAAAAGATAGGAATTATTCATCTTTACACTCTCGGTTACAGAGGCGAAGACTTACTAAACTTTAAGCTTGCTCTAAATAACCCAAGCAAGATTGCTGAATTACAAGAACTTGAGCATTGGAAAACTAAGTTTGATATTGCAGCGTCTGCAACAGAGGGATACTTTTCACGTCGATGGGTTGCTGATAATATTTTCGGTATGTCCCACGAAGAGTTCTTACGTTGCCAACGCGAAATGTTCTACGATCGCAAGCACGATACCGCACTTGAAGGTGTGGCAGAGGCAGCGGCAGCCGGTGCGGGTGCCGCAGAAGCTGGTGGCGGACTAGATGCCGGTGGCGGTGGAGGACTAGATCTTGGTGGAGCCGACGAAGGCGGGGGCGATCTTGATCTTGGTGGCGGCGATGAAGGCGGTGGAGCCGAGGCAGGCGATGACGCTGGCGCGCTATTAGCAGCGCCTCCGGGCTCTCGTGATTCACCACGATTGGCCCCATCTCTTGGAAAGCGTGCTAGAAAAGGCGAAAAATATACTACAAAAGGCTCAAAAGGCAAAGTTTATCAAAAAGTTGCAACAGATAAAAGACCATCAGGAGCGAGAACTCGTAATTATGCAAGTATTCCAACACCTGAAATGAATACCTATAGGACAAACAATTTAGGTGCTTCAGAACTAAGATCACTGTCCAGAGGCATTTATGAAGAGCAAGATCCTAATTACTTGCGAGACCAAGAAGAAGAACAAACTCTTCTTGAAGTTAATAGTTCTGTAAAGATGTTAATTGAAAGCCTCGAAACAAAGACTACGGAGAATGATAATGAAGAATAAACATAACAAAAAGCGCAATACAGCTTTCGTTTTTGAGGCTCTATCTCGTGAAGCCACCGTTGCAATCATTAAGGGTGACCATGCAAAAAAAGAAAAAGTAGTCTCTATTGTTCGTAAACACTTTACGGGGGACTCATTGCTAAAAAAAGATTTAGAATGTTATCGTTCTCTTTACGAAAATCAAAATATAGATGAAACTACTGGTAAAAAAATTGTTGAGGCAGCGATGGCAGCTAAACGATTAATCGACCCTGATGGGTTATTTAAGCAACAAACAGAAGTTATTAATGATATCAATAGGGATCTAAGTCCTGCTACATTTAATAATTTTGTTCCAAATTATAAATCATTGGCCACAATTGCAAAGATGTTTAATACAAACTCTCCAAAGCAAAAGGTCATGCTTGAATCAAAAATTGTTGAAGGCATGATAGGTGGCACAGACACAGAGACTCTTGAGCCAATGGATAGCCTTACATTTAGAACTTTTACTAAGAAATTTAATGCCAAATACAGCGACTCTTTACTACAGGAACAAAGAGAGCTTTTAAATCACTACATATCATCTTTTTCACATGATGATCTTGAGACAAAAATATATCTTAATAGAGAGCTTGGTAGGCTAAAGCAATCTTTATCAGAGGCAATTAACACCGAAGAAATTGCAAATGATCCCGAGATGATTCGCAAAACTAATGCAGTCAGAGAAAGACTCGAAAACCTTTCAAAAGAAACAAGTTTAAATGAATCAACCCTGTTAACAATTATGAGAACACAGGAGTTAGTAAAGGAAATCTACGACGATGCCAGTAACAGTTAGAATTGTTCCAGTCCCTGAGCCAGTAAAAGTAACAATCAAGCCAAAAACTCCCCCTCCAACCATAACGCTGGAGCTTGATATTCGTAAGTCACTTAGTGGCGATTTAATGATCTTTGATCATGGCGATATAGATATCGTAGTTTCTGGTAAGGATAAAAAAATTACTGCCTTTCCAAAACAAACAATGACTGACTTTACTTATGGTGCCCAAAATCGTTTGTTTTCTCACCTTGCTCGTAAGGGGATAGTTATCCCTGAATCAATTCAAGGTGCGTCTTTTTACGGTGCGATGGAAGCAAAACTACAAGAAGCAGCAGATGGCAAATTAAACGCTGCTAAGTTTGCACTTGTAAGTATTGAAAAATTTATTACTGAAGAAAAGCCTTATTATCAAAATGTCGAGGCTATTGTAGCTGGCGTAGAAGACGAATATATCGACCCAAGCAATACTGATTCCACAGAACTTGGTGAAGTTCCGCAGCGTGATGAGCAAGGCTCTATTCGTAAAGGGTACATTAGAGATCCCTATACATTCTCTTACATGTATACAATATAGGAGCTTGCCGTGTCTGATAATATGAAATTAATAATGGAAAACTGGGATCGGTTTCTTTTACAAGAAGCACCTTTAGAA